CCATTTACGATTAAATCATCTGTAACTGTTAAATCATCTTCAACTTTTAAATCTACTACATTTAAACTAGCAAAAGCATCAGTAATAGCTGCTCCTGAACCTGCACCATCAGAATAAACTACTTTTACGTCTCCTGCTGGTATAGTTACATTAGCACCACTACCTTGCGATATAATAATATTTTGTGAACCTGATGTGGCATTTTCTATAAACCACATTTTTGATACTGTGTTTGGTCCAATAGTAATAGTACAAGCACTATCAAGAGTACCTGTATATTTTAAATATAGCGAACGTCCAGGGTCAGTAGAACCGTCTGCTATTGTGGTTGTATGTGTGTCTGCATTTGTTGTTATAGTCTCTGTGCCATAACTAAATGCTTCTGCAATAAGCTCTAGGTTTGTGTTCGTACTTGTGCCCCAAGTTCCCGATTCATCACCTGTGGCTATTTCTTTTAATCTTAAATCATTTACGTATGTAGCCATATTGTCCTCCGACTATCCTGATTGTACACTATATTTTTAAAAATTTTAAGCAACTTCTTTCCAATTTGGTGTTTGGGTATCTGATACATTAGTATATCCTGGTGTTTGAGTTGTTGTTACTCCTGAATAATTAGCTGTTTGAGCATCGTTTACTAATCCCCAAATATTAACAATATTAACTTCTGCCGTTGCACTTACTCCTGTAGGAACAATTATAGCTTTAGCTATAGTGCTTATGGAACCTAAACTCGTTGTTCCTGCGAAACCTGTAACAGCTATCGTATTAGAAGATTTTTGAGTTACTGTGCCTAAAGCAGAAGTACCCGCATTACCTGTAACAGCTACGTTAGCACCTGCGGTTACTGTTTCGTCACCTAAACTTGTAACCGAAGCTACGGCGGTAACACCTGTAACAGCAGCACCTGCGGTTATAGCATTACCTAATGCAGAAGTACCCGCATTACCTGTTGGACTTATATTTGCATCTGCTGCAACACTTTCGTCACCTAAAGTACCTGTACTAGCAATACCTGTGGGTGAAATATTTGCTGCACCTGTTACTGTCTCGTCACCTAACGTTCCTGTTGATGAAACTCCTGTAGGTGAAACACTAGCTTTAGCTACTACACTTTCATTTCCTAATGTTCCTGTACCATCAACGCCTGTGGGTGAAATAACGGCAGTACCCGTTACTGTTTCATTTCCTAAAGAAGAAGTGGCACTTAAACCAGTAACACTTACATCAGCATTAGCTGTAACTGTTTCGTTGCCTAAGGTAGCAGTTCCTGATACACCTGTAAGTGTTATATTGGCTTCTGCAACAATAGAAACACTGTTTACAGAACTTGTAGCTGATACACCAGTTAATTCAACAGGTATAGACGTGCCCCAAGCACCATCGCCCCAAGCACCTCTGCCCCAGCCTGTTATATCAGCCATAAGCTACTAAGCTATTCTTATAATTGCGTTAGAAGCGTCTGCTGTTGGGAATTGAATAGTAAAATCACCTGCTGTTGAAGTTTTATCTCCACCAAAATCTAAAACACATACTGAAGGGTCTGAAGTTGCTGCTTCATTATAAATTAATGCACCTCTTGCAGTAATTGTAGCTGTACTGAAAGTTAAATCATTAAAATCAGTTAAAGCTGTTGTTCCTGATGTTGTTGGGGTAACACTTGTTAAAAAAGCACCTTTAGCAGTATACCCAGTTCCACTCACCTCATTACTTGAAGTATATGCAGTAGTAGCCGCGTCTAAAGAAGCACTACTTGTATAAAGTGCTAACTTAAATTGGTCACTCGCTGCGGTAAAATTATGTGTAGCAGTCATTAATTCTTTTTTAAATGAAGTACACATCGCTTGTGTTATTGCCATTATAGTCTCCTAATAATATTAGCCATTTCTTTATGACCTTGTTTTTCTAATAAACCTGCTACAGTTGCTCTGTCACTAGCAATAGCTTGTTTTATATATAATAAAATAACTTGTTGGATAGTGTCTTTAAATGCTTCTGCTTGGGCTTTTACCATAGGGTCAGCATTATCACTTATACCAATAAGTTTTTCTACTAATCTTTCAGTCCAATATTCAGGACTTAAACCTTTATTTTCTGTTGTTTGAACATTAACAGTTCCTAATGTTGGTTTTACATCTACACTAAACATTCGGTGCTCCTACATTAAGTTTTACTTGGTCGTTACGAGCTTCATCTCTTAAATTTTTAAACTCTCCTAATACCTTTAAACCAGCTAAAGCTTCTTGATACCTAGCTTCATATAATCCTATTGTATTAGGGTCTTGTTTTAAAAAGTATGCTCCTTCTACTAAAGAACCGTATAACATCGCATTAGGTGCGTTTTCTGATAACCAACTTTGACCACTATCTGCTAATGTTGTTAACGATGCAGGTCTGTAATAGTAATGTAGCTCAACGTTATAATTACTATCAGGCGTTGGAGCTACTATAAAACTGTCCTCATCGAACTGTGCATAGTAAAGGGGTTTGCCTGTTGTTGCGGCTTGTGGTGTGTAATCTCTTATATATGAAACTTGTTTTAATAATAAATAAGAATAATTATTACTACCGTCTATAACAGCTAAACTAAAAGATGATAAATAATCATCAGGGGTAGATAAATACGTATTATCTGATGTAAGAGTACCTGAAACATTTTTACGGAATACAGGTAATTGAACGTTTTTTAAAATACGTTCTTCAGTTGTTTTAATAAAATTATCTAAATTATTAACAAAAGTTGTTTCTGAACTATCTAAATAGTCCTGAATTGCTGTTTTTAAACTATTGTATGTAAATCCTGCCATTATGTAATACTCACTGTAACGCTACCTAAAGCACTAGTTGCTTTCTGTCCCTCTAGTTTACTACCAATAGGGTCACTTTGAAAAGTCATACCTGCTGCTGATTGGTTTGTAGTTTTTACTAAACCTAGTTGTGATTGCGGTAAAGTTACTTCGGGTCTAGGTTGATGTAATGCTTCTGCGTCCGCAGTTAAGTATGGTGGGTCAAGTTGTGGGTGTTTAGGCTCATAACACTCATGACATACTTTAGAATTATCCCATGTCATTCTAGCATTAGTATATTTGTATCTAAAACCACAAGTATCGCAAATAAAATAAGCGTATTTACCAGAAGCGTAAGACATTATATATATTCTCTTTTAGGTACAATCCTTAGAGGAGACCTATCTTCATCATATTTTAGTGCGTTTAATAAATCTTGTTCATATTGCTGTTTAAGTATTGGTAATTTTTGTGTATTCTTTTTTAAACATAAGTAATACGCTAAACCAGAAACTAAACATGGAAGAAATCTGTTCGGTATATCTATATCTTGTGCAGCAGCATCAACGTCTTCTATTGTACGCCAAACATAGTAAACGAGTTTGTCGGTCGAATTCTCTGGTGTTGGATATAAATGTATTTTTGGTGTTGTATGTCTTTCAAGCCAGTATTGTGTTGGTCTAGCTTTTGTTGATTTATTAGGGATACCAACGTATTCGTTTCTATCTATTCTACTTATACTGTGGTCTGTAACAACATTATTAACTGTTTTTTCTATATAAGCGTCTAATATATCAATATCAAAAGTATTAATAGTATATTCATTAGTACCTTCAGTAAGGGTTAGCTCTACCTTACTTACTTCCCACATTTGTATGCCTCTATTATTCCAATCAGCAAACATTATATTTAAAGAACGTCTAGCAGTTACTGAATCATAAGACGTACGAGCTTCTAAACCTGCAAGTTCGTACGCCTCTTCGATTGCGTTTGCAACATTAACTGAAAAAGCTCTTGTGCCCGATGTCGCCATTAGTTGTAATAGGCTACAAAGAAATCACAATTAGCTAAAACAACATAAGCACCAGTTCCGAACTTTACACCATCATTAGGTATATAGTGGTCAAAACTTTCATTTGCTGCAGAACCAAATTTAAAATGTGCTAACAGTTTAGTACCAGAAGCACCTGTACCATCATATATTTTAATTTCAGCGTCTGCATCACTTGATTGTGCTTGTATTGATTGAATTCTTATAGGTCCTAAATTGGTAGCGGTACCTGCACCACTACCAATAAAACCTTGTAATTGCCCAGTTGCAGTTAAAGCTTTAGACGCTTTTACATCTGATGAACTCATACTATTCTCCTATTATGCGTCAGCAAATGGAGTTACTAAAGTTCCTGAACCAAGTGTAATTCCTTCTACAGCATATTTTGCTGAACCAACCGCAGTAACTTTAATAATACTACCTGCTAACCCACCTTTAGTTGTACCGTTTAATGTAATGACATCATTAGAAGCACCTGATATAAAAGTTTTACCTGTTGCATTATTTACACCAGTATATAAACCACCAACGAACTTGTCTGTTCCATCAGTAAGTATATCCATATCAGTAGCTGCTGTTTCTACTACAAAAATAAAAGTAGCACCTAAATTATTAGTTTGGTTTGGGTCGTCGTCTCTTCCAGGAGCAGTTGCATCAATACTTGGTAAAGTAAATTTACCATCTGCATCATTACAAGTTAAAACTTTACCTGAATGTGCTGCTACTGTAAGTGTTGTGTCTGCAGTTAAACTAACAACGTTAGCATTACCTGCTGAAATAAATCCTGCTAATGATTTTACAGGACCTGAAAATGTACTCTTTGCCATATTAAGTCTCCTTAATAAATCTATCGTCTTGGCTTGTCTGCTAGGGCAGTCGATAGATAGTTAATATATATCCCTAGTTCTGTCTACATTTTATATTATTAAATACAAAAAAGAAAGGGGACCGAAG